CTCCTAATGTTCCCCACACAGGGAGTACACGATGACACGGTGGATGCGTTAGCGTACATCGAGCAGTTAGTCCGCCCCAACTTCGATACTGACGATGGTGGCGATGAGTGGGAAACTTTAGATGTAATTAGTGGTTACTAATAGGAAGAAAAATGGCTGAAAATATGGACAACAACGAAAGTACGAAGTGGGAAGAACCTTCTGAAGCGGATAAAGAGTTATCAGCGTTCGTTGTACAACACTGTGACCGCTGGCGTGATAGCCGTGACGAGAACTACTTAGAAGACTGGAAAGAATACGAGCGTATCTTCCGTGGTGTTTGGGCTTCTGAAGACCGTACTCGTGAGTCCGAGCGCAGTCGCTTAATCAGTCCCGCAACGCAACAAGCAGTTGAGACTCGCCACGCTGAGATTATGGAAGCTATCTTTGGTAACGGAGAGTTCTTCGACATCAAAGATGACATCATGGACTACAACGGTAATCCGATGGATGTCCAAGCCATGCGTGCCTTACTGATGGAAGACTTAACTGCGAACAAGATTCGTAAGTCAGTAGACCAGATTGAGCTGATGGCAGAGATTTATGGTACTGGTATCGGTGAGATTATGGTTAAGACCGAGACAGAGTATGTTCCGTCAACTCAACCTGTTCCGGGCAGTATGCAAGCTGCGTATGGAGTTACTGAGAAAGAATACTTCTGCGTTAAGATTAATCCAGTCAATCCTAAGAACTTCCTGATTGACCCTAACGCTACCTCGATTGAGGATGCAATGGGTGTAGCGATTGAGAAGTTTGTCTCTATCCACAAAGTGGTAGAAGGTATGGAAAGAGGTATCTATCGCAAGGTAGACATCGGACCTGCTGGCAACGATGACGACTTAGAAGTAACGCAAGAAGTAATCCAGTATCAAGATGACAAGGTTAAACTCCTCACATACTACGGCTTAGTCCCTAGAGAGTACCTAGAACAGCTTGAGAACGAAGGAGACGAGGTAGTTGACCTATTCCCAGAGGACTCTACTGCAGACACCTACAGCGACCTCGTAGAAGCTATTGTGGTGATTGCTAATGATGGTCTACTTCTCAAGGCAGAGCGTAACCCCTACATGATGAAAGACCGTCCTGTAGTCGCTTACCAAGATGACACCGTTCCTAACCGCTTCTGGGGTCGTGGTACAGTAGAAAAAGCATACAATATGCAAAAAGCGATTGATGCACAGCTCCGCAGCCACTTAGACAGCTTGGCATTGACCACTGCTCCTATGATTGCGATGGATGCTACTCGTTTGCCTCGTGGCGCTAAGTTTGAAGTTCGTCCCGGCAAAGCAATCCTCACCAATGGTAATCCTGCTGAGATTATGATGCCATTCAAGTTTGGACAAACCAGCCCTGAGTCTGCTGCTACCGCAAGAGACTTTGAGCGTATGCTCCTGATGGCAACTGGTACTTTGGATAGCCAAGGCATGGTGTCGCAAGCTACTCGTGATGGTTCTGGTGCTGGTATGTCGATGGCTGTTTCTGGCATCATCAAGAAATACAAGCGTACCCTGACAAACTTCCAAGAAGATTTTATGGTCCCGCTGATTAAGAAGGTTGCGTTCCGCTATATGCAATTTGACCCTGAGCGTTATCCTTCTGTAGACATGAAGTTCCTACCTACCGCTACTTTGGGTATTATGGCTCGTGAATACGAACAGCAACAGCTTATCGGTTTGCTACAGACTCTTGGACCTGATACTCCTGTATTGCCAATCATCCTCAAAGGCATTATTGCTAACTCCAGCCTGTCTAATCGTGCTGAGATGGAGCAAGCCTTGACACAGATGAGTCAGCCAAACCCTGAAGCACAGCAACAGGCTATGATGGCACAGCAAATGCAAATGGAACAGGCTCAAGCAACTACTCAGTCGCTTCAAGCCCGTGCAATGCGTGACCAAGCAGAGGCTCAGAAGACCGTAGTTGAGACCCAATTACTGCCTGAAGAACTGAAAGCCAAGGTCATTAGTTCACTTTCTACCAACATTGATGGTCAAAACCAAGACCAAGAGTTTGAAAAGCGTGCAAGAATCGCTGATTTGATGCTCAAAGAAAAGGATATTGACAACAAAGGTAAGATTGTTGAACTGCAGATGCAGAAATCCTCACAAATGTAAAGAAAACTATTGACTTTTTAACAAAAGTGTGGTAGAATTGCAACAAAATAAGTAAGTAAGTACTCACTTCTCCTCAAAGGACAAAGAAGAATGATAGATAAGAAACTACAAGAATACTACGAGAGTAGGTTCTCGATGATGTCAACCCAAGGTTGGCAAGATTTAGTGGAAGATGCACAAAATATGTTCAATTCGTTGAACCATGTGCTATCAATCCAGAGTGAAGCGGATTTAATGGTAAAGAAGGGACAACTGGACTTGCTTCAGTGGCTCATTACCCTTAAACCTGCTTCAGAACAGGCGTATGAACAGCTATTAAACGACTCCTCGGGAGAGGCTCAGTAATGGCTAGACGTTTATACGACTTTAAGTGTAGTGAAGAACATATTACAGAAGGTTTTGTTGATTATGAGACAACAACAATCTCCTGTAGTTGTGGGAATGTAGCTAATCGAATTATCTCTCCTGTAAGGGTGAGTTTAGATGGCACAGACCCAATCTACGTGGCTGCCTACGATAGATGGGCGAAAAGACACGAAGATAAGCAGAAGCAAGAAGCAAAGCAAAACGCCTAAGATACCTTTACCACAAGTAGAGCCTTAGATTACAAATCCTAAAATCACTTGATTCGGTGACGGGAGACTTTAAATGGCAGCAAACTTTATTCAAGAAGAAGAACTGTTTAACGGCAGTGAGCAAGAAGAAGTACAAGACGTTACAACCCCAGTACCTGACAGCACTGCTGCAGGACAAACTGAAACAGCTAATGTCAGTGAACCCGTGGAAGAATTACCAGAGAAGTATCGTGGTAAGTCTGCTATTGAGATTGCTAAGATGCACCAAGAGGCTGAAAAGCTGATTGGACGACAAGCAAATGAGGTTCATGAAGTACGAAGTCTTGCGGACCAACTGTTAAAACAACAACTCGACTCTAAGGCTAAGGAAGCGAAGCCTATTGAAGAATCGCTCGAAGACGACTTTTTTGCAGACCCGGCTAGTGCGGTCAACAGACAAGTAGAGAAGCATCCTGCAGTTCTTGAAGCAAGACAAGCAGCGTTAGAAATGAAGCGCATGAAGACAGCTCAACAGTTGTCCTCAAAGCACCCAGACTTTGCAACCATCGCACAAGATGCGGGGTTTCAAGATTGGGTTAAATCTTCAGCTATTCGCCTAAACTTGTTTGCTCGTGCAGACGCTGAGTTTGACTTTGAATCCGCTGATGAGTTGTTAAGTACCTACAAGGAACTCAAACAAATCAGACAGCAAAATCAAGTTCAACAAACAGCCGATGTGGAAAGCAAGTCTCAAGAACAGGCAATGAAGGCAGCTACAGTCGATGTTGGCGGTGCTGGAGAAACCAGCAGAAAAGTATATCGTAGAGCAGACCTTATTAAACTGAGAATAACCGACCCTGACCGTTATATGCAAATGTCTGATGAAATCATGCAAGCATACAGCGAAGGGCGAGTTAAGTAATTTTAGAATTTCTAATTAAAGGAAAAATATCATGGCATTAGTAGGCGCAGCATATCCGGGTGGTTCAACATCCGTAGTAACAAAAGCAAACGCAGACAAGTTCATTCCAGAAATCTGGTCTGATGAAGTTATCGCTGCTTACAAGAAAAACCTAGTATTGGCTAACCTTGTTCGCAAAATGTCTTTTAAAGGCAAAAAAGGCGATACACTGCACATCCCTAAACCAACTCGTGGTGTAGCTACTGCTAAAGCAGCTAACACTGCAGTTACCGTTCAAGCTGATACTGAGAGCGAAGTATTGGTTGCAGTTGACCAACACTTTGAGTACTCACGTTTTATCGAGGACATCACAGAAGTTCAAGCATTAGCTTCACTGCGTTCTTTCTACACGGAAGACGCTGGTTACGCTTTGGCTAAGAAAGTGGATGACTTGTTAATCGCTGGTGGTAAGTCTTATGGCGATGGCGATGCGTCTGATTGGGTACACAGCAATGCGTACTTTATCGATGCAACTACAGGTTTGACACTGTACGCTCTCGACACTGTAACCACCTCTGACTTGTTCACTGACGCTGGTTTCCGTAAGCTCATCCAGTTGATGGACGACGCTGACGTACCAATGGATGGTCGTAAGTTTGCGATTCCTCCTTCACTGCGTAACGCAATCATGGGTATTGACCGTTATAACTCCAGCGACTTCGTTGATGGTCGTGGCGTAAACAATGGTCAAATCGGTAAGTTGTATGGCATTGATGTTTATGTATCAAGCAATATGCCTGTTATCGAAACAGCCTCTGATAACTCAGTTGGTGACGCAATTAAAGCTGCACTCTTGTTCCACACAGACACAACCGTGTTTGCAGAGCAACTTGGTGTTCGCTCACAAGTACAGTACAAGCAAGAGTATCTGTCTACACTTTACACTGCTGACACATTGTTCGGCACTAAAGTTGTACGTCCAGAAGCTGGTTTCGTATTGGC